CTAAATTAGCCGCGAACTTTCTAGCTTTTCTTTCTGGTAAATCAAAAAGATGAGCGTGAAAGACTTCTTCTATTAATACGTTAAGCTTGCGGCGAGTCAGCAATCTTGGATCAACATGAATTTGAGGGTATTCTGTATCAGGTGAATCACATAAACCAGAAGCGTTTTGCCGCCCTAATGGTTTATTATAATTAACTGTATATTCAACACCCTCAAAATTCTTAAACTTCATAATTTAATTTTAATTTCTATTCTATTCAAGATATAGGATAGGTTATAAAAAGCCTTGCTAGATTTACGAAATATATAACTAATACTTCTATTGTATGGCTTTACAAAATACTTATACTTCCAAGTATTTATAAACTCATGATGTCGCTTTAGCTTTTCATCAAACTCAATGTCCCTTTTTTTTCTTTCGGCATTGTCTTTAGCTTCAAAGTTAATTAATTTTGCTGAAGTCATTTTGCCATCAATAAATACTGTTTCGTATTCTATAAAATAATCATAATCAGTATTTTGTGAATGCTGATAATCATAAAATACAATAGTAGTAGTGATATTTAATTCTTCAAGCCATCTCTTAGTAGTTTTAAAATGACCCATTCTTCCGAATAAACTTTCGGAATTTTTATTTCCTTCAATCCATTCACCTTCATATCGATGAATAAATAATTGACCATTTTCATCAATATCGTATGATGAAAGAGCTAGATCAAGATCTTTAGTCTGAAAATCATGTGAGCCAGTATAACCTTTTGGTTCGTCTGGCATTGGTAGCCAACACTTACAAATAATAGTATCGTACATTCCCATAATTATTTATTGTTTTTATAATCAAGAATCGCTTCAAAAAAACTAGAGAACGCCATAAAGTCATGCTTATCTGCGTCATTCATGGCTTGCGTGTCTACGTTTGCTAAATAATCAGAAATGACACCTGCATAATAACTTGGAATAATAATATTCTTTCCGTCGTACTTAAGATCGTCGCTTTGGACAACTATCTTCTCATTAGGATTCTTCATGTATAAATCTTTTTGCATTTTATTCTCCTTTTTTAAATGTTTCCATTAAATCTTGCGTATGCTTTAACATCTTGTCAAGCGTAGCAATTCTATTAGAATATAGATTTTCTGTCTTTATTTGTTCTTCTTTGATTAATTTTTCAAGCTGCGCGATCTTTTTATAAGTTTCGGTGGGCTTTGTTCTCTCAAATTCTGATATAGAAGTGTTAGTCATATTTTACTATATTACCTTCGGAATTAGAATAAAAAATATTTTTTACGTTAAATTGATTTAACACGCTGCGGCAACCTGAACACGGCTTGCTGTTATTCAATTTACCATTTCTGTCTATTCTTAACACGATCATAGAATGATCTTCAAGATCGTCAAGCCCAGACTTTAAAATAACATCAAGTTCAGCATGAGTGCCGACATATCCATCATGATATGGATGTTTGACAATTTCAGGATGAGTTCTTTTTCTGTTCCAGCCAATTTTTATAATCTTATTCTTTCTAACAAGAAAAGCTATATGAGAATTATTTACATTCTTCCAATTAGTAGGACAAAGAGCGCGAGCAGTTTCAACTGCCCGTTTCAATATTCGCGGCTTCATTCATCGCCAAGTTCTATGTTTTTCTCCAATCCACTCGCTACCAGAACAACCGAAAATAGACCATTCGATATCATCTGGAATCTCTACGATTTTTAAATCTGCATCAATTCCATTCGCTTTCTTTTTTAGTTTTTTTACTGCTTCAATTAAAAGATAATTAGTTCGATCATTATCGAATGAATAAGGGCCAATTGTTTTTTTGGCGTTCTTGTCTTTTATTTTCTTTTTTATAAATTCTACAGCTTCGGAGCTAATAGAAAAAGTTCCTGAAAGGTTAATTACTACTTGCATACATTTTAATTAGTTTTTCTAGTTCATTGCAGATATTTTCAATATCTTCGGTAACTTGGCGCGGCTTAATACCCGCTTCATCCATTGTGCGATTATCTTTTCCAGTGCGCCATTCGTTGTATGCGCGAAGACGTTCGATAGATTTTTCAATCATGATTTGTAGATACGCTGATGACTTTAACGGTTATTCCATTTTTGCCATCGTATTTCGCACCATAATGACGCTTGCCTTCAAGGAAGTCAAGCACATCTTTACGAATCTTTTCAGCGTCTTCTCTAGTAAAATTCTTAGGAAGATCTAAACTTAAATAAAAACTTGGTTCATGCATAACTTATACACTATCCATATTGTAAAAATATGCCAGACATTATCAACGACAATTAATGACCACGGAGCAAGAGGCGGCTTTGTAAAATTGTTTTGTCCAATAGTTTTCATATACCAAGGTATCAATTGCCAGCGATCTTGTATGTAATGTGTTATAAATAAAACATTGAAAACGGTAACGTTCCATATATCACCCAATAAACAAACACAACTCGCCCAAATTAAACAATGAAGAACGCAAATAAGACTACTCTTTTTCTTATTCTCAGCAATAAAATCGAATTGCAGAAGATAATCTGCTACAAGATGGCCTATTATTGCTGAAGTTAAGTCCATTACATCCTCGCTTCTATATCGTCGATTGAGCCGCTTTCATTATAAATATAATCAAACATCCAATCTTCGGCATAAATACTTATATTTAATTCTTTTAATAGATTATTGTATAAAGTATGCTGCCTATTGTTCAAAGCTCTTATTTCATCGCGAGTTTGACAGATAAGATTATATTGTTCAGTTGTAAACTTCATAACCAGAGAATATCTATGTGATCTACAAATAATTGCAGACCTTGTTTTTTGCGAGTATCATGTTGTTCGCACTTCTTTATATAATCGTCCCAAGCAACCTTTTCTTCAATAGTTTTTTCTCTATTAAAGTAATTTTTATCTTTAAGATCCCATTTCATTGACTCTTCAGGAAATGGAACGTATTTATCAGGGTTAATTGTATAATCAAAAGCAAAAATCATTTCATCTAAAATCCGATTCATTTCTTGTTCGCCAATTTTTTCTGCTTTTTCACGATCTTCTTCGTTAAGATATGAATAATTACTAGGCAAAAATTTCATAGGAATTCCATACTTGCCTTTCTTTTTAAAATATTGCAAACGCGGCGCAATATATTTAGCGATATTAGTTTCTAAAGAAAAAACATCATCATCAGAAACTCCATACCGCAACTTCTGATACTTGCATTTTATCCACCAACGCAAATCGCTCCAGTTATGCTTAAATCCCCATCCAAGTCTATAAGGAAGAAAATCGATAAGATTATCTATATATTTATTATATGTATAATAATCGCCATCCGCTCCAAACAGTTTATCAAATTCTAAATCTTGTTTTTGCAATGCTTTAAAACGTTTTTCTTTTTGTTCTGGCGTTTCGAAATCAAATTCCATTTGATAACTCATAGCGTTTTATTATAAGAGTTAATATATGATTCAATGTTTTGTTTACCAATAGGATTTAAACTATGCACAACATAAGGTGGATGTTTAATATTTTTTTCAATACAATAAGATACTAACCATTTGGCGCAATCATAACCAGTTTTCTCTTTATAATTATCGTAGTTCATTGATACCTTGCCAACATCATGATAATGTTCCGTCGAAAGATCGTGATCGTAACAAACAAATTTAGGCAAACCTCTAAGACTAATGAGATCCACAAATTCATTAAAGTTGCGAACTACAGAATAATGCTGATCTTTAGGAATTTCCGCCCAATAAACTTGAGTAGGAATTCTTACATCATCTAAGAATATATTATATTTAGATATCATAATTGATTTTAAATCCAGCTTAAAGCTTCGCTAATGACAGGAAACTCATTAATGAATATATTCTTAATACCTACTGCAATTTCTCTATGCTCCTTTTGCGTATCTTCCTTCGCTCTCAATTCAATATAATGAATCCAACTGCGAAGTGTGCCAGTCATGTACATAGTGGTCTGCGTAGTTAATGGCAATACCATTCTAGCGCATTCTTTAGCAACGCCAGCTTCAATTAATGAATCATACGCTTTGAGACTGCTGTTAAGTGCATTATTGACTAATTCAATTTTTTCTGGCGACAAATCTACTTCAGCATCACCAACTTGCCTATTAGTTTTACCTTGCATTCGCCATTGAATATCTTCTAGCTTTGTAGCTACGCTATATCTTTGACTGAATTCTTGGAAAGCAAAAGATCTGTGCCTTAGAATTTGCGCGGCAATAGCTCTGCTCGTAACAATTTCGACTGTTACACTTGCCATTTCAAATGGACTCCAATGTTGATGCTTAATTAGATATTTAAGAAGTCTTGGCGCGGTTTCAGTATTCATCTGATTAGATGGATTACTTACTCTCGCGCAATACGATACAATATCTTCGGCATTATTTAATCCTTCAATTTTTGGTGAAGTTACGGCTACTAGTTTAACATTCATATATCTAAAAATTTCTTTATTTCCAACTTACCGTTGCTGACTACAATATACTCATTTAATCCGTTGTCAATACAAAGATTGTCGCAATCTGCGGGATTAACGCTGCCGTCTAAATGGTGAGGATTAACTTTACCATTTTTATGATAAGTGTGACCAACAATTTGTTTTAATCCTTCAACAGGCTGAAACTCTTGTTTAAAATCTAGCCACACAATTCCTCCAGCTTTTTTAGGGCCACCTCGACTTCGGCCAGCATAATAAAACCAATGATTTTGATCTGTTCGCACGGCAATATTTGCACGTTCTACTTCTTTCACAAGAAAAAGACTTAAATCATCATTATTTTTAATAGATGGATCTATGTAATCAGAAAATAGTCCAGCATGAGTACAAAGAATACCATCAACCCAAACGCGCCATTTAAATTTATTAGTAATATTTTGACGTTCAGATCCTAGAATTTCATCGATAGCAAAATACTTCCTGTCCTCATATCCACTGCAAATAGTATAATGATTATTGAATAAATAATGCAAATCATGATTGCCAAAAAGAGTGTAATTATTTGGCGCAGATAGATATCGCATCAAATAATCAGCAGTCTTTTTATAATCATCAGAATCATCCAAATAAAAACTATCAAACCAATCTCCAAGACAAATATTTATGTCCGCCGATTCGTGTTGAATAATCTTATTGAACTTCTCAATGTTATTGTGAAGATCAGAAAGCAATACTATTTTTTTCTTATGACTGTCGAATGTCATTTTTCTTTCGTAAGGTGTTGTGAGTTCTTTTATCTATCTTGCATTTACAGTTATCCATTTTAGGATCGCCGGGACCAATTAGCAACCCTTTCCAAGTATAACAATAATGCCAGCCCTGACTTATCTCGTCAAGAGTTAGCTGATCCGCTTCAAATTCATCTTCCACGGATCATCCTTTGGTTTATGGATTACGATAGTGTTAGCGGTTTCGTTTTCTTTCGGATTTAACCATTTTATTTTAAAATTACCATTCTCATCTCCTGCCATTTCTAACATTCGATCATTAATATGAAAAATAATACCTTCAACATGGAGTTTAGTTGTAGGCATATTAGTTCCTAATCCAACGTTGCCATGTTCGTCAATTCTTAAAGCTTCTCTACCGAGTGCTAAATCTTTTGGCGGTTGAGGAGTCTCTGCTGCTTTAACTAGAGATGGCGCGGCAGAGGCAGCAACAAAGCCTCCGAATAGAGTCTTAAAAAAACCTTTGCGATTCATGCTCATATTATATCAGTTTTCTTCCTCTTCAGCAAATTTTTGATCTGGATGATAGATAAAATCTGGGCCATCATATCCATATCCTGTATCGCCATGATCATGATAATCATCAGGGCATTCGCCATCATACATTATATCTTCAAGATATTTTTTACCACGTTGATCGACTCCATATTGAATGCTTAGTTTCTTAGGATCAAATTCTGTAATCTCACTCCAATAATAAATATAATTAAATTTCATATCATGAGACCACCAAATATTTACTTCGCCTACATTGTCGGGTTCTTGCGGTACATAATTACAACCACCACCTTCTTCAAATTTAAATTGATTCCAATCTGATGTTTCAAAGAAAGGTTCTTCGTGATTTTGAATGTATTCGTCACCGCCTAGATATACTTTTATATCATCTCTACCATCCTCAAAATCAAAATAAGGACAAGTCTCATAAACGTCTCCCCCAGAATAACATTCATCGCTTTCAATGAACATTTCCTCAAACATTTCTTTAGTTTGATCAGGCATAGGGCCAGCGATAGTGTCGCGACTGTATTCCATAGTACCGCGCATCCAGATTTTTATCTTTAACATAAATTATTTATCGTAGTCTATTTTTCCAATGACGTTTATACGAAAAGTATTAGTTACTTTTCCATCATTAGAACTGGTGATAATATAGCTTTCTTCAATTGTGCCGTCAAGAAAAAAAACGATTTTTGTCGCGGAAGTTTCTATTATTTTTAAATCGTTAGTTATCGCCGCAAGCTCGTCAGGATTTTCAATTGAATTAATCGTATAATCTTCAGAGAAAGATAGCTCAAGCTCTTTTTGATGATATGCGGCTTGATGACGTTTATTTATTAGAAATGTTTTGAGATTCTCTTTCGCTTCTTTGTATTGATCTCCTCTTAAAGAATCAAAGTTAATAACAAGCGCGGCGATCAATGATAATAATATCACTGTCGCCAACACTATTTCTATTAAAGTAAACCCTTTAGATTTACCAGACATTAGAATTTGGTAGTTTTTCTAATTCTTTTTCTCTTTCAATAGCTCGTTTAATAATAGTTCGCAATTCCATTAGTGCCGTATCATAAGAGTCACAGGCAATTTCTATGTCATCAGTAATATAGCCATGATGCAACACTCGAAACTCAGGTTGCTCGCCATAAGACCAGCGCGTTTCTATGTACCAATGGCAATCTTTATCTTTATGATGATTGCTACTAATAAGTTCGTACCACTGTTCAGAGAGTTTAACTATTTCTTTTTGTATATCAGCAGTCATGTATATTTATGCGTCGAAGGTTAATTTCTTCATGCAAAAGAGCGCGAATAGATTCAAGAGCTTCATTTGCAGATTTAAATTCGTGGCCGTATTTTATATAGCTTCGTAGTCTATCTTCAAAATGACCAATAGCAGCGACCATATCAGCAGCCTGATTAGCCATTTCGAACTGTCTCTGATCTTCAGGTAAATTGAATTCTAAGATTGCTTTCATATTTTAAAAGTTGTTCACCAATGTATTTAGTATAAGCTGGAGGAATAGCTTCGGTTAGCTCCCAACCGCGACCTGCCCAAGGCATATCCATAACCTTACGCCAAACATCGATTGATCCTTTACGGCGGCTTTTTCCAGTCACACTCATATCGCGATAATCTATTCCATTATCTTCGGCATATTTTTTAGAATATCCACGTTTAGTTATACTTTTTAACTCTGCAACAGGAAAATTACATTCAAAATATCGCGTTCTTTCAATTGGCATATTAAACATATAACCAGTTAATTTAAACGGTTCTATAAGATATTCTTTTGCTCCAGCTACATTCTCAATAATATAATATTTACCAGTGTTAATTAATGCGGTGCGAACTGGCTCAATTAATTTAGGAGTATCTTTGCCTTGGGAATAATGAACATAAATTGAATCTGGCTTTGTCGCGCTGCTATACCCCTGACAAGGAGGTGAAGCGTGAATAACGTCAAAAGAATTGAGAAATTCTTTGTCTTTCAAGATTTCTAAAACATCTCCTTTAATAAATTTAAAAGGATAACTGGGCTGATCTTTAATATCAACTCCAGTTACCTCAAATCCAGCTTGGCTATAGCCCATGCTTGCTCCGCCAGCGCAACAAAATAAATCAAGTAATTTCATAAGTCTTGAAATGAACTTACGGCATAAAAGGCGAAGAATCAAGAAAATTCTTCAAGAAAGAGTAAATTTCTCACTTGCACCTCTTAAACCCAAGGAGAAGCGCAGCTTCAGGACAAAGAGTCTTGTACCAATCGTGTTTTTCGCAGATATAACCTCTGCCGCCAGTTACTTCGCAAGTTTCAGTTGAGAGCTTGCTGTACTTATCAATTATCTGACTAGTCTTTTCGCTGCCGCCAGAAGCATAAAATCGAAGTCCTGCAAATTTTTCTTTAACTTGGGCGGCGACCACTTGTTCGCAGCCTGAGTTGTCTATTTCTTGCTGAAGCTCTTTGCACAGATTAAAAATAATATCTGCCCAGCCATCGTCGCATTCAAAATAGAAATTCGGCGCGAAGATTTTAGGATTTTGCTCAATTATTCTTTTAGTTATCTTTTCGTTCATAGCTTTATCGTAAAGAACACATCATCTTCATAACATTGAAAGAAGTCAAGCCCTGATTTCGTAATAAAGTTTTTTAAAGCGTTTTTTCCTGCTTCTCCTCCCATAACTGAAGCTATAATACCGCCGCCTTTGACTTTTGGATAAATTTTTCTTATTATATCCACTAATTCATTTACGCTTGAAGCACTGTCTATATAAATGTAATCGTAAAATTCATTATTTACTGTGTAATTATTTTTAAATACATTTATTTCTTTTTTTCTTGTTTCTCTCATAAGTTTTATGGATTCATTTTCAAAATAATCTCCACAATTAAATAATCCAATATTTGATTTTTGAGGTAAATGAAATAAAATATCACCGCGAGACTCTTTTCGTAAATATTTTTTATATGTTTGACTTTTGCCTCCAATATCATACAAAGATCCTAAAAGATGAATTAATTTAGGTTTTATTGGTTTCACAAATTCAAAAAGTTCTATATGTTTTGAAAAGCTATCATTTATCAAATCGTGAAAAAAAACATTTAATAAAGGTTGATCGAAAAATATCGCTTTTTCTTTATTTTTTTCTGTATATTCAATAAACTCTTTAATTTTAGATTTTAAACTTTTATGAAAACCAAAATTTCCAGCGTTGAAAGAAGGTGTGTCTTTTTCAAATATGGTTTTATTAAAATTGAAATGTTCGTCCGCATTGTTGATTGAATAATTTTCTATAACAGAATGGATTCTATTTTTATCTTTTTCAATTTCAATAAATAAATCTTTTGGATTTTCTAAAAATAGTATATCAGTATCTAAATAAACATAGTTGTCATGCATATCAAATTCAGACCATTCAATTATTTTGTATTTGCCAAAATATTTAAAATCAAAATCATCTCTTTTGTATTGGATAACATCTTTAAATTTTATTTCTAAATCTGTCGGAGTTATGCAAACGAGCTTAGTTTCAGAATCGTATCTTCTTAAAGAGTAATAAAAATATTTGAATAGCTTATAAAAGTTTTTATCTACAATTGTATATATAATATTTTTCATTTTTAAATTTTAAATATATTTACCCATGATCTTTCTGCAAAATGAGTTTCTACTGGATTTAAATTTTTAATGTAGTATTGATGCATTTTATTATAAAAAGATAACGGTCTTCTATGAATTAAAGTTTTATCGACGCAAAATATACTACCCCAAAAAACCATTTGTTTTTGGACATACGCTTCTCCAGATAATTCTTTCCACCAGTTTTCCAGATTATATTGTGGCTTATAATTTTCTAATTTACGATTTGGAGGCCATTCTTCAATATTAAATGAGGGTTTATTGCTATTAATTTCTCCATATCTATTGTAATTATAATTTAAAATACTATGTCCGTTTTGTAGCGTTAATAATTGATGCTTGAATTCATTAAGAGTTAATTGATAATGATCAAAATAATTACCCTGACAAAATGCTACTTTACTGGGTAAATAATTATAATGCGTCGTAATATAACGCAAAATTACTTCTACATCTATTCCAAGATTAGGCAAATTATATGTCCTATTTAAGATTTCTTGATTTATTCCTATATTGCTTCCTTTATTAAATACTATATAGTCATCGAACGTCTTAACCCACTCAATATCTTCATTATATCTAGTGATAACAGCTTGATAATTGCTCATTAAATAATTCTCCAGTTATTTTTTATTATTGGCATTCCTTTTGGACGATCTAAAGCTTTTATCAATAAATATTTTTTATTTTTTAACTATCCACCAATTTGCGCTTAATTCATTCGTTATATTTAATTCATAATTATTTTCTATACAAAATTCATTTACAGCAGGATTAACTCCAAATACGCCGAATTTATTTTCTTTATTTTTGCATTCTTCTCCACCAATTTTTACTATTTTATTTTCTGTATATAGAAATACGTCTTTTCCATTTTTTAAAAAATTTTTATTTTCTTCCCAATTAAATTTTAAATAATCGTGACCGCTTAAAACTCCTCCATTTTTTACTTTTGGAAACCATGCAAGAATATCTTTTTTTATTTCTTCATAACAATGATTCGCGTCTATATAAATAAAATCAAAAAAATTATTTTTAAAATTCTTAGAAGCTTCAATAGACGTTTCTTTAATCATTACGCATTTATTTGCGTAAGAATCTGACATATTTTTTACTTTTGCGAATGCATTTGGGTAATTAATATTGTTAGTTATATCTTCATAATTTTTAAGAGGCATCCAAACGTCAATTAAATAAAGAGTTTTAGGATTTTGTTCTAAGATTTTTTTTGAATAATATCCTTCTAAAACTCCAATTTCCGCACAAATACCATTTTTAATTTGAGCAATGTCTTTTAATACGTCTTCTCTATCTCCTTTATAAATAGTTATTTTCATTTTTAAATTATATTATATTCCAGTTGTTTTTAATAATTGGAGTTTCTTTTTTGCTTGATCTTAATAAGATATATTTTTCTGTATTAATATTTAATCCTTCAATTAAGTTTAAAATGCTACTATCAACAAGAAATAGTTGCTTTGAATTTTCTAATATTTTTAACCAATAAAAAATATTTTTTATATTTTGCGCTTTGTTTATCTCTATGATTTGATTTTTTATTTTATTTTTGCAAAGATTAAAATATCCATCTCTTGTTTGTTTACCTTTTTGCCATCCATATTTATTATAATCTACTTCGAAATGGCAAACAGAATATTCGTTATTTTTAACTAAAGATTTATAAGCCTTTTCTTCTTCAATTACATTTCTTTTTATATCTAAATTCCATTTTTGATCGAAAGGCACGTTTGCTAGTTTATAAATAAATTGATCGAAAGATAAATTTGATGAGGCAAAATTCAAAGAATTAACATCGTTAAATGTTCCAACGTTGAATGTTAAATTCAATATATTTGAAACTTTTCTATCAATCAATTCTTGCTTTGCGCTATTTACGACAAAAAAATCTAAGTTTGTTATTGGAATAAAATTTATATAATGCCCAGCAACTTCATGAAACATCTGATAGTATTTAGACATGATAGGCCAATATATCTCGTATCCTTTATTAAAATAATATTTGCCTATAGGTAAAGATATTATCAAATCTCCAATTTTACAAGGTCTTATAATTCCAATTTTATTCACTTAATAAACAATTGAATTAGAATTTAAAAAATGATTCATCATATCAGCCTTTTTTTCACCTACTCTTAATCCTCCTCCAATATGCATTATGAAATCTCCTTTATTCCAGTTCTGTATTTGAGAAAATATTTTTTTATATTCAATTATTTTACAAGTTTTTCTTAAATCAGAATCGTTTTCAAGGACTTTCATTAAGGCGAGATTTTCCCACCAACAATGATTTATTACTTCATTTGGTTGATCCCATATTTTATTTAATAATTTTATTGAATCATTTGTTTTTTTTATCGCAAAGCAACAAGCACTTATCCATTCACAACCATCTGGAGAAAAAATACTATTATAATTTTCATCAATAATATTTTCTATTTTTACTTGATGATTCGTTATTGCCGCATCTGTGTCTATCCAAAAAATCCAATCGCTAGTTTTTTCAAACTCTTCTTTGATTGCATTTATTTTAGCCCAAGAACTAGGTCTGCCTTGAGCTAAATAAGGTTCGTTTCTTGATCTAAATACATAATTATGTTTTTCGCAATATTTTTTTATAATAGGATTTGTCGCATTCGCTAAAGATTTGTAATTAGCATCGTGGTAAGTAAGAAGAGTCATATTTATTTATTAAATATTATTATAAATATTTTTCCAGTCGATAAAATAACTTGTCGTACCTTCGTGAACATGAGCGGAGTCGCCGGGAATTGGGCTAAAGCAAAAAGCAGTTTGAGTCAATTTAATATATCCCATAGCGTTTTTATGACCGAATATTTCAGATAATCTACCATCATCTGCTCCGGTGGAATCATAAACTGGTTCAGCTTGCTGATTGTATCCTATTTTCTTTCTTATTGCACAATCTTTCATTAATTCGGCGTACTTCTTATAAGTTTTAATTAAACAAGCTTTGGTGCAAGTTGTGCTGTCAACTTCTCTATACCAGCCGCCATTTGGATTCAGAAACAAATACCCTCTTCTTGTCCTATCATCTCTATATTGATCTGGATAATCAGTGGGATGATAAAATGAATATTCGCATTTGTTAGCTATATTTGTGAAGAAATAGCTCATGTTTTTAAACCAATTAGGCAAAAATAGATAATCATCCTCGCAAAAGAAAACTACGTCTTTGTCTTCTTTTAAAGAATCTGCGGCATAATAAGATTGAAATAAACTTTTTTGATTACCAAGACCTTCTTCAAAATTGCGAATATCAGCGTTTGGGATTATAGATTTAATTCCATTTATAGATTCTTGACTTAATTTGTCGCCAATAACTATAAATTTATATTCTTGATCTTTTAATCCAGACGCTAAAGATTTAAGGCATTTATTTTTAAATTCTTTGTCTTGACACCAGCTTGGGCGACTTCCATTTGTTGGGTTAAACTTCTCGCAAGTTCTATAGATAATATGTATCATTTTGATAACAGTATTTGAGTGTCTGAATAGTTAATAATTTTCCACTTCTTATTTAATAAATAAGGTATAGATAATTCTCCTTTACCTTGAAATGATGTGGTATTAAAAATATCGTCAATTAAAATCAAAGAATTATGTTTAAGATTTTTTTCTGCCGCCTGAATTTCGCTTAATTGATGTTCAGCCGCAAGTTTTTTATTTTTTTCATCTCCAGCGTAATCGTAACTATCTAAAAATAGAAATTGAATAGAAAAAGAAGGCGGTAAATTTCTTAAAAATTCAACTGAGTCATTGTGTATATAAAACACTCTAGGAGAATATTTTACAACGCTCATACAGTTAAATAAATGGTGAGAATTATTATCTACAGAATAAACAAAACTATTGCTTGCGTCTGCCCACCTTTTCCATAAAACGGTTCCCCATCCATCACAAGAATCGTTTGGGTTTCTAATGCATCCTGTTTCGACTATATTAATTGAATTAAAATTGAATCTTTTAAAAAGCTCTTTGTATGTAAAAATTTGAGAAGAAGATCTTCCAGTGCTGGGATTTTGATTTATTAAATCTAATACATTCATTTCAACTTTTTCCTTCCTTTCTTTGTTACATCGTATAAAGCTTCTCCATCTTCATTGTATCCAACTATCTTAACTTCTCCTGCTTTTAACATTTTATCTAAAGCTTTTTGCGTTTCTATCATTGCTATTTCTTTATAAACAGCAATAGCTTCTTCAAAAGAACAGTCCATCTCCTTCATTATAAAAGAGATAGACATATTCTTCTCGGCTTCAGCGTCTATTTTATCAATTTCTTTTATAGACATCTCCGAACATCTTTGGAGAAGTTGATCTATAGATCCGCTGAAAGGTTTCATTAGGAATATTTAATTAAAATATCGTGAATCATGTGGCGGCTCTTGTAATCAAGAATTCTGCCATCTTGATCTTTTGGAAGCAGACTTACTGCGGATTCCAAGTCTGAACCTAAAACAACGCACATGCACTTTACTTTCCTATAAATTCCAATTTCCTTATACTTAAGAATAGCCCACAAAATATCGATCTGATCAGCGGTAGCCTTTGCGATAATATTTTCGAGTTTTACAATGTTTGGATCTGAGATTTCAGTATTCATTTTGATTCAAAAAGTCCACAATTCAAGTGGACATCACTATTATGTACGGACCAAGTGCTTTGTCAAGAGATTTTTGCAGCAAAAAACCGCCACCCTTTCGGATGACGGTTGACTTGTTTTATTTATTTTTTAGAAGTTCCAACGAACTCCAGCAGTAGCGACGATATCGCCGCTAAACTCTTGAGAAGCGAACTTGTACTTTGAAGCTGAGAAGTTGTTGTCGTACCAGCCAACTTCAGCATAAGGAGTTAGATGATTGAAGAAGGTGCGTGACACGCCAATCTTAGCAGCCACAACATCATAATCAGTGAACTTGCCATACTCAACTGATGGGGTGACAGTAACCCAACCAAATACGTCGGTAGGACGTTCAACGCCAACAATATATCCTGATTGCTTTAGATTGAAATCATGAGAACCGCGAATATATGGAGTTAGATATGGATTTACCAAAGCAATCTTTGGAGCTATTTCGATTGAATTGCGGCCTCCTACGATTGAACTTTGATGACGAAGAACTTGCAAATCTCCGCGAAGCGAGAACTTCTCGGTAACCTTCAAAGCCTTGCCTACACCAACATTCCAGTGGGATTCATCAATGTTATTAGCGTCTGGAAGAATAACGCCGCCGACATAACCATCGACACCAAAATATGTCGATCCAATATTGAAACCAGCGAAACCTTGTCCGCCAGTTTTTGCCAAACCATTCACAATATAATGGTTGTTATAACCAGCGTTAATGCTGGCGTTAACAGGTGATTCAGTATCCGCAGCGAAAACTGCGACTGAAGCCATAAGGGTTGCGATAATAATATTAATATACTTAATCATACACTTACATATTACATGTATTTTTCACGAAGTCAAGATTTTTTTTCAACGATTTTCTCTACGTTCGTAAAACTTCCTATATATTTTCCATCTTCTTGACGAGAAGCAATGCATTTTGTAGAAAAAACTCTATTTTTACTATCAACTACAAATAATATATGCTCGAAAGTTCTTTTATTTTCCATCGCTACATTCCAACTAACAGTGATTTCTTCCCTTGTGTCTTCTTTTAAACAATTAATCCAGTTATTATTTTGTAAATCTCTGAACGGTCTATCTGTTAATCTTGCAAATGCATCGTTTACCCATGTAAAATTTCCATGTTCATCTGTTTCAAATATCGGCTCTTCTCTGTTATCAAGTATCCATCTTTGTCTATAAAGAATGGTTTTTGTAGATGTTTGTAAATCGTTTATTTGATCTTTTAAGCTTTTGCCGCCATTTGTTTTAAATTCACTTGATATTTTAGCGAGGTCTACTTTTAATGAAGCAATATCATCTTTTACTGAAATATATGGTTTAATTTTCTTGCTGAAACTTATTAAGTATCCGGTAAAAATAATTAATGCTGCAATTGTCGCGTTTGCCATAGTGAAAAAATTCCCTATAGAATTAAGCGTATTTGAAATTTCTGTAACGACGTTTGTCATAAAAGATACTTTTAACTTACACTTTTTTTACTCTTGAATTCGGAAAATTTTTATTTCCAAAATCAGATGAATACAAACTATACAATCGCATAATAACTCCGTGCTTGACTATTACATCGCCAAGATCTTCAACTAATACATAATTTGGTCTGTCATATTTAGCCATAACGTCAGAGCTAACTAATAAATGATTAGTTTCTCCAGCATCCATTACTCTTTGAGCGTAATTAATTCCATCGCCGCTAATATTTAAATTACCATTTATATCTTCTAGTGGGCAAACGTCGCCGCAATGAATGCCCATTCTCATTTCTAAATCTGGTCTATTTTTAACTACTTTTGCAACAGTGATGCCACAATTGATAGCGTCTTCAAGGTAAGTGAAGAATCCAAGAATCATTCCGTCACCTGTTGGAAGAACGATTAATTTTTCAAGAGCATTAGCTGTTTTAAATTGTATAGTTGATTTAACTATTTCGCCTAGATCTTTAAAACATTTTCTTTGCTCGTCAGTAGTTTTTTTACTATATCCAACTATGTCCATGAAAAAAATATAGCCATCTTGTATTTTATCCAATTCAAGACGACTAGATTTAACTTCAGCATCAATCACCGCAACTTGATTTATTATTTTCTTAGGAGGTTTTGGAGCTTCAATTTTCTTAACTTCTTCGACCTTCTTTTCTTCGACAGGCTTATTTTTACTTTTTAAAAATTCTTTCCAGTTAATAGTCTTTTTATCTTTTTTCTTTGGATCTTTTGAGACTTCTTCTTCATGTATCTTTTTTAAAACAGCTTCTTCTTGATTTCTTTTATCAATATAAGCTTGCATTTGTTTTTTAAATTCTTCACTGATATGGATTGTAACGTCTTTGCCGCCGCCTCCATTATCTATTTTTTTCTTTCTAGCTGCCCCTTTTGATTGAAGCAGTGTTTGCATTTTAATATTACCAGTTTTAAAAGCTAAATCTAATGGCGCAACTTCACCTTTAAAATCCGCGCCATTAACGTTGGCTCCTAAACAGATTAAGAATTCAACCATCTCAATATCGTTAGCGTTAACGGCATAATGGATAGGCATCCATCCATTCTTTTCGTCTCTACCGTTTATACGACCATCAATGTCAAAATATTTCTGTACACCTTCAAAATCACCAGTTTCTGCACAAAAATGAATGCTTGAACCACCAGAAGATTTTGCGCCAGATTTGGTTAATATTCTTACGATTTCTCCTCTATTGCCTAAAGCTAATACATCTATTGGATTATTTTTACCTAAGAAGTCTTTAGAATTAACATCAGCGCCTCTAAGTATTAAATATTCAACTAAATGTTTTTGTCCATAATGAACTGCATAATGCATTGCGGTCCAACCTTTTGCAGCGTCAACTTCATTTAAAGTATGGCCTTTATTCAGCATTTCTTCTACTGAAACTATGTCGCCATTTTTAGCCGCCAAATGAAAGCTACTTCCGCTGCCATATTTTGCACCACGCTTTTGAAGAACATCGACAATAGATAAAAAACCTTTTTGCTCTGCTATATCAAGTGCTGTATTTTTACTTGTCCAATCTTTACAATTAACATCCGCGCCGTGATTCAATAATAATTCAACAATCTCTTTATTATTCTCCGATACAGCAACTATGAGAGGAGGATTTCCAGTGTCCTCATCTCTTTCATTTATATTTACTTTGTCTTTAACTATGCAGTTATAGACATTATCATATAAATTGCGTCGTATGTGAGTGAAAATATTAATTGCCATTTTAATCTTGTTTCTTAAATCTGCTAAGATCTAAGTTGGCAAGAGGCTTTTCAATATTTAATGAGGCTAGTCTTTCGTTTTGGACAACTAACTTGCTGCCGCCCAAAACTTTTCCGTCAACCACATCGTATATAAAGAAAACAGTCTTTGTAAGACCTACTCTTACTATTCTTCCGGGTTTACCATCTACATAAACAACATCGTCTTCTTTATAATCATTTCCAACAAACATAAACAAAGCTGCCGCAAACTTTTCAATACTAGACTTAAACATTAACGCTATAAGTCCAATAATAAATAACCAAACATATTTACCAGTCAAATCTTGACCAGTTGATTCTAATGCTTGTTGCGATATAATATTAACGTCGTTTGTGTTCATATAATCAGTTGCGTATAACTGATTACACTAAAATAAATAAAATAGATTTTTTAAGTTATCCGGTGTTTTATGGTATATTGTCGGTTATTTGATCCACTTTTGTTCTCTTAATATATCATCTATTAAATCTTTTTCATCACTATCCATTTCTTTCTCGAAACGTTTTAGTAATTCATTTAATGGATATACTCTATCAGGAGATTCTTTTTGTTTTTCTTTTAGTTCTTGAATAACATCTATAATTTTAACAAGAGGAGATTTAAATTCATCAACTTTTTCTTTTGTTGCGAAATCACACATTTCAAAAGCTTTGGGAGTAAGAGCTTTAAGAATAGATATTATTGCAGATCCCAACATGTTAAATATTGAGAATGCGGCGGCGGCAGCGGGATGAACCGTAGCCAATAAACGAAGAAGAACAAATACTATAACAAATACTACTATTGTAGTTAATGCACTAACAACAAACTTCTTTAAGCCCCAAAACACGGCGTTTAATCCGAACATTCCGCTCATTGAATCTAATACAGCTTTGTTTTGGTCAGCTTCTTTGGCGACTTCTTTAGCTTTGTCGGTTAATTGCCAGAGTTGGTCATCATATTTTTGATTAAGCTCTGATTTTTCTTTTTGAAGTTTATTAATTAAATCGTCACGTTGAGCGAGAAGTTCTTCGCCTTTCTTACGCTCTTCAACTAAAGCAGAATTTAATAAATCTACTGTAGCTTTAATTCTTTTTGTTTCATCTATATGAGGTGAACCTACAATAGAAATAACTCTTTCATTCAATTTTAACGCCGTGTCTACTTGTACAGGAGCATTAGTAACTTGATTTAAAGAATGCTGAATACCAATAGAAAGACCAGAGGTTTGTATTTTCTTACCTTTGTCGTTTTTTTCTATTTCTACAAGAGTGTTGTCTACCTTCTTCTCTTCTTTGGCAATAATTTTTTGATTGTCGTCAATTTGTTTTGCTGGCTTTATTGTAGAAAAGCATCCTGTAAATAAAAATAAACAAAATACGGCAAAAATTTTTTTAAAATTCATATCTTTATTTACACAAAAAAAGCCGCCTTTCGGCGGCTTGTTGTTTTTATTATGGTCTAGTTGGGAAAATTCCCTCTGTACAAATTATATATTTCAAACTTGTGCCTTGTATAATCGGGTTTTTATTTAAATTAGGAAGAGCAAATAATGTTTTATTGTCTCCTCCATATTGAAATCCAATAACAGCAAATAACGCTTGATTGTATTGAATTTGTAATGTTTGACCATCGCAGTACATAAAGTATTGTGGACAATAAGTTCCTGCGAATAATTTAATATCTCCTATGTATTCTTCCATAGTCTTTTATTACACCTTTTTATAAAGATTACTAGCTTTACCTCGTTTATTTTTCTTTTCTCCTGCGAGTCTAATGCCCTTATTTGAGATTAATTCCTTAATCTTTTGATAAGCTATTGAATAATTTAGCTTTGGATTAGCTTTAATAAAGTCTTTGATAGTAAAATCCTTTGTAGGAATTCTTACTTCTTCATTCTTAAGCTCTTCTTCTATTTCTTTTTTCTCTCCAGCTTTAACGATTTCTTCGTATCGATTTTGCGCCGCATCTAAAGAAATGCAGTCAAAACCAAGTTTTCCAAAAGCGTTATCGCTTGGATACAGCCATTTAGCTTCAATCTTCTTATCATTAAATACATAAGATTCTTGCCGCCGTAATTTTACAAGCTCATACTTTTTATGAATGTGCTTGGTTCTGCTTTTTACTCCTGCTTCTTCTTTTTTGATTTTCTCATAAATGCACCAATCATTTTTTAATTGCTTGATGAATTTAAATTTATAACCGCGAAGAGTAAACTCTTTTTCGACTAGGAGATATCCGTCTTTGTCTTTCATTTATTTCGACGATCTACAGGGTAGATCTTACCTTCTCTAAGGTTAATCTCTCCATTTCGAAGTTCAAGGAAATTATTTGAAGATTTATCATAATCCTTGCGATAAAGACCGCCTTGTGCAGCTTTCCAATTTACGAAATTCTCAAGAGCTTCTGACATTTGTAAACAGAAGTCAGTTGAATAATGAGGTTTAGCGTAAGTTGACTTATCAAAAGACTGAGCGCACTTTAGATTTCTAAACCAAAGCATCCAACCATCGCTGCCGGGGGGATATTTCTTAGAAAGAACTGGATCAAACAATGGACTGATAGGAGATCCTTGAGGATATTCAGCCGTTGAATGGCAGCTATAACAAGAACTCATAGAGTTATCAAGAGGGCCATTTAAACGACCATTCCAGCCAAGATGCGTAGGAGGAAGCTCGTTTCTATCAGGATTAATAATAGTTTCCTTCAAAGCTGTATTAATAATCGTGTTTGTTGGATATGGATTAGAGAAATCTACATTATTTGTAGGATCTTGGCCCCACATCAAACCTACTGGAACTAGATTATTCCACTTAATAGGATTATTTACTGCGCCATTATATTGGAAATTGCCAAATACCCAACCGTTAGGAGCATTATCATCACGAACCATAATGTCCATTTGGGTTAATACAACTTGAATTTTTGAACGGTCTGAACTATTAAAATTATATGTTGCATAAGCGTCCCACCAAATTCCGTTGCGGAAAAATGGAACTGTGGCTTCAGCTACGTCTTTTGGAATAGAAGTAAACAATAGCTTAAACAATACTGCACCATGTTTAAATCCTCCCTTCATAAGGGTGACATCTGGGTTTTCATGATCAGCCCAAACTTGACCAATTGTATATCCAGCTACGTCATTAAAGAAGCCTACTGCCCACGCGCCAGATGTGGCGTATTCTTGCGAAATAGCGAGTTGATGCGCCTTAACTGGCGCTTCCTTGGTTAATCCGTGAAACCCTTCTCGGCCATTTGCAGAATAATGTTGGAAAGGCATGTGATACCAATTTCGAGCCTTATTATTCTCAACTCGAAAATCTACATTTGTATTTCCTTCAAAACAGTAATCTCGTACAGAAAGTAGATATTCGCGCCAATTAGTTTTATAATCTATGCTGTAAAATTTAGGAAGCTTGTTCTTTGGAAGGCTCTTCGGGTAATCCTGACTTAGTTTAAAAACTTCATTAACATTTGTGACTTCGCTGGGCGGAACCATAAAGCCGAAGTCTGGAAACTTAGTTTGAGCTTTAGATTGACTTTTGGCTTTAATGCTTATAGCTGTAAAAGCTACAAGAAGTGAGATAAAAATAATTGAAAGATTCTTCATTTGACTTTATTATTAGAATTTTTCTTCTTTTTTAAAGTCTTATTTTTATCACCCCAATTTATGTCGTCGTAATTATTTTTATATTTACTACTAAAACAATTTCTGGGTTTATCGCCTTTACCTGCTGACATATATTTTATATATCGTCGAAAACTGGCTTTTTCAAATTTTTTATTATTTCAATACGTTCTTCTTCAGAGTAGAATGACCAGTTTTTAATTTGCTGCCAAGTTCTTCCGCATCCATAACATCTAATTGCTCCTACTAAACGGCATTGCTTTGTACATGGCGTGGATATTTTAGCAGCAGTGTCCTTTTTTATCATAAACTAGAGGATTATACACTGTTTTTTGCTCTCTAGCTTTATAAATTTGAGAGTAAGCTTCTTGAACGTGTTTATCTATTTCTTTGACTAGGTATGGAGCGGTCTTATTTACATCAACTGTTTTCAGCTTTTCAATTAGTTCTTTTAGTATAATTTCGTGTTCTTGCATTTTAAAATTGGTTGGGGGTGAGGTGATCGAAACCCCATTTATCGCTTCAAAGGCGACAGTAATGATCCATTATACGAACCCCCAATAAATTAGATGTTTATTTTTAGAAGATGGAGAGAGTAGGTTGAATCGAACATCCATGTCGAATTTGGAAAAATCGCGCTTTACCATTAAGCTATACTCTCAAAATCTATTTTAATTTTTCTATTTCAAAACATCCATATCCTGCTTGATGTTCATTTGTAAGCAATCCGCACCTTTTACTTTTTGGATTTGTGCATACTCCGAAATCCAAATCTGCTCCTTTATACGACTCATTGTGTAAAGGAATAAAATACTTACACCCGTCGCTACAGTCATTGTAGTCAGCATCAGGATCAAGCCAACGAGTGATTTTGCCTCCATAATCTATGTAATCAGTATCTAGTACCTTACAAAGGTTAAGAAGCGAATCATCTTTCCTTTGATCCTTCATGTAATATATTACGTTTTAATACTCAAGATCCAAAGATAAATTTTTAATATTTTCTACTTCTTGTTTCATTACTTTTTCTATATTTGAAAGACTATCTTTAGAAATTTGAAAAACTTTTATTCCATATAAATCAAAGATTTTGGCGTACTTCATGTCAGCTTCTGCGCCAGCTTTATGATATTGTTTAATAAAATAAACTTCTTTGATTGATGTGGCGGCAATTGTTTTGGCGCAAGATACGCATGGACTTAATACTGAAAATAAATACTTAGCGTTTTTTGAGCTATTAAGAATAGCATTAATTTCTGCGTGACAAATAATTTCAGATTTGAAAGAGCGATCTTCAAAAACATCTTCGGTTGGAACGAATTTTGGCGCGAATCCGTTGAAACCAGTGCCAATTGTGCGCCAGTTTTCATCAAAAAGTACGCATCCTGTCTGAGTTTGACGATCTTCAGATCTTGCCCTAGACGCAAGAGCAAGATAAAAACCATATTCAATTTTATTAAGTCTCATTTAAAATAAGGTTTCCAATATTCTTCACTAACTAATGTCCTATAATTCATAGTTAACTCTTCGCCTTTTTTAATATTTCTAGCTGCAATAGTTAAATAATCATTTTTATCTATAACATTTGGACTTTCAGAATGATTTATAAATCTGCTGTCATCTAATGGAATCATATAGCTTCCATCGCTGTCGATCCAATAGTAATCTTTTTCTTCTATAAAATTTTTTTCTTCTTCGGAAAGAGATTTATAATCTTCGGAAGTTATTCTAAAGACAGAAAGATTATTCATACTCCATATAATTTGTCCTTCATGAATATCTTCGTCAGTGAAAACTCCAATTCCAGCGATTTGGCTTTTATCTAATTTTGTTTTTATTCTAAGCATTTTAATTTCCCCAGTATATTTCTTCGTTTCGCTTGTAAAATTTTAAATTACTTTTAGCTTCATCTGAAATAAAATGAGCGTCTTTGAAATAAAGATAGTTATTTGGGTATAAAGCAAATTGACCATTTTCTAATTCAATCAAATTGAGCGGCTTGTGTTCTTGCGGATATCTACTAAAACCATCTTTCCAGTCTATGATTATTCCTGTATGTCTAGCTGGAGTTTTTATTACTTCTCTAGTTTCGCACTCAATACCTTCTAAGTATTTAAAATGAATGCAGTCTATTTCTTCTCCCATAGTTGCCCAAGGCATTAAAATGTTAGAAGAATGAGAATAATTATTTTTTGTAGATATTGCTTGAATTGGCAAGCCGCTCCAATGCGCTCCACTTTCTAACAAGACATGGCAGGATAAAACCTGATTAAATCTTCCAAAAACTCCGTGCCAAATAGCTTCTGTATAACCATCTGGCATTTCCGCGCCAAGATATTTATTGCTTACTTTGACGTAAAGATGAAATGGAAGATTAGCATGCCTTGACATATTTTAAACTCCTGAGCTTCCAAATCCACCTTCAGATCGAACGGTGGCATCAAGAGTCTCAACAGTTTCCCAATTTGCAGAATGACACTTTTCAATAATAATTTGCGCGATTCTGTCGCCAACATTAACTTCAAAATCAAGATTATGATCTGTATTAAAAAGAATAACTCCAATATCGCCGCGATAATCAGAATCGATAACTCCAGCCAAAACATCGATTCCATTCTTATAAGCTAGACCTGAACGAGGAGCAATGCGCCCATAATATCCTTCAGGAATTGAAATAGAAATATTGGTTTTTACCAACTTTCTTCCCATTGTATTTACAAGAACTTCTTCTGCTGCATACAAATCATAACCAGCAGCATACTTTGATCCTTGAGTTGGAATCTTAGCTTTATCAGACAATTTCTTAATTTGAATGTTCATATTATTCTTTTTCTTCTGTTCCGTCGTCCTCGTCTTCTCCTCCAAATTCAGAGTCGAATTCTAGGTCAGCTATGTTTAGCATCTTTTTCTCTTCTGTCAACAACCAATTTCTAACTTGGCCGTAAATTGCAAATTTATTTCCTATCCCAAAATAAAGAGATTCAGTATCTTCAATATTTTTACTTACATCAACGTGTCTTGTTAAAAAAATCTGAACTGTGTCGTAACTTTCTGAAAGCTCTTTGACGCACTTCATTATTTGCTTATGGGATCTCTCTTGAGATTTATTGTTCATTCTTTTCTATTATAAAATGCTTCCATGAGTAATGGTTAATATTTCTAATAGAAGATTGATATGGAACTTTGTACGGCTTTAAAGAAGGCTTTCTAATTAATTTAAGCCCCGCTTCTTCTGGAGTCTTATTAGACTTCATTGAATTAATTTCTTTATCGCAAAGAACTAAATTATCCCAAGAATCTTTTCCTCCTCTTGATCTTGGAATAATGTGATCAATTGAAGCTTTCTTTTTGACTTCTTCTGGAGTAAATTTGCGCCCAGAATATTGACAAGTATAATTATCTCTCTCTGCAATCCTATCGCTGTTCAGCTTAACTTCAAGCATAGGAATTGCATTGTAATTTTTACAAATAATAATTGTAGGAACTTTGATGGTGAGTTTTACAGATGAGATAGTTATGTCATTTTCAGAGACAGGAATTCTCACCCAATCTTCCCAAGATAAAACTTCGAAGATCGGTTCGTTACCGTTTTCTTGAATATAAAGCGCTTGATAATCTCCTGAATACAGGCAAGATACTGCTTCAGAAACGCACTTTGTCCCGATGGGAATCCAGCTTTTATTAAGGCACAGAGTAAAGACTTTGCTCGTAAGCAGCATCAATACAATATATAACCCTTTTCTTGATTGTCAACCCAATTTATATCTTCATCTTCTGAAGCTTTAGCTTTCTTGGCGCGATCAAAAGTAGTTTTGCATACAGCATATCTTTGCTTCTGATTGGGGAATTCTTTTAACATACTTGAATCCCCCATACAGTCGCCAATATACTTGTCTTCGTTTTGGTTTTTCTTTGACGGTTTAGGAATAGGCATACAAAATATTACACAAAACCCCCGCCGTTTGGCGAGGGTTATTTTTTATTCAATTTCTATTTTATGTTTCGTTGAAGCTTCCTCTTTCAGCTTCATTTTTATTTTTAATACTCCTTCAGAAAGTGATGCCTTCACTGATTTTTCATCAAACTTGCCAGACACTCTAAAATTTTGACTGTAATCTCTGTCTTTATTTTGCGTTTTAATAGACAGAAGATTATCTTGTTCTTCTTTATTTATCGTGATTGATAATTCTGATTTTTTAATTCCCGGCACATCAATGGAGACTACATAGTCTGATCCATCTTGTTTGAAGTAGTAGTTTTTTGTTGCGTCGTAATAATAATTTAATACCATATTGTTTTCCTTGTTATTTATTTCTATAGCAAGATTCATGCCAACTTTTTCATGGTTATATTTCATATTTAGACGCTTTATTTGAGACTATCTGACTCACTGCTGAGACAATATGGCTAAGTGTGCCATAAATTCTCTAGTTAACAGTTCATGCTTTTTTTGTTCTTCTACTACTTGAGTATATAAATATAATAAATCTTCTTCAGAAGTTGTTACTTCTATTTTTTTCTCTAGCCAATCTAAGCTTTGATTTAAGCTATCTAATTCTTCGTAGAAATAATTAATTTTTTCTATCACCTTGGACTCGTACATCTATTTTTTTGGTTTTAAAGAATCCTTCGTTGTAAAGATAATTGGCAATTAATAAAACTTCTTCGTCAGAAACGTCATTTAAAGAATCATAAATGACAAGCTTCTGACCAGTTACTTTCATTTTTAAATTATTTATTTTGAAAGTTTTCACCACAAGTATTTACACTGAAATCTTCTATCTGTATAGAATCATCTAATAACTCCTTTGATTTGTCAAGAATTTTGTTCCTACAATTTTCAATACATAGCACTTTTTTGAATTGTTCAAATGCTGTTGTTAGTTGCCCTTTTGGAGTTGCACAATTGCATGATGATATGTTCATGTCGTATAGTTTTGCAATCTCAGGGTCTAACACTGAAAAGTGTGCTGGATTATTCTTTACGAAATTAAAAAAATAGTCTAATTTAATTTTCATTTAATTAAAAGTTTATAAATTAAATAAGAAAAACATGCGGCGCAAACTCCTTCGATTGACCTGTAATATATCATGCTCATCCAAAACGAGCAGCATATAGGGCATGTGATTAATTTAAAAAAGAAAGATTTCTTCTTTAATAATAAATAATCAGGCAAACTTAAATTCATTTGTTTTTGTTCAATAAAGTCTTCGTATTCTTTAAAAATATTAGTCTTCTTTAATATCCAGCTTGTATAATCGTATATAGCGTTTGTTTTTAACCAGATAAAAGTTAAATAACCGATAACTATAGATATCAATATTAAATTCATTTTACTATTATGACTACTTTAGAAGCATCTTTAAAACTAATTAACTGGTTTTCTGAAAACGATTATTTTAATTACCCGAAGGATTTAAATAAACTTTTGGTTATCCATGAGGATGACAACGACAAATACCCAGTTGTTTGCGCGTTGAATAATTTATTGTCTGAAAATTTTGTAGCTTGCGAATCTAATCCTGACGGAGAGAAGATTTATTTTTTAAATAGAAAGTTGGAGCAGATGGAGCAAGATATTAAAATTAATGGCGCACTTGCTTGCAATATCGCGGACAGAGTAAATTGGTTCTGCCAAGAAGTCATCAAGGACGACTCGGAAACGTGCGATCCAAAAGAGCTAAAACCCAAGGATTTGTGGAACATTTTGCACATTTTAGATTTTTTGAAAAAAGAGGTTGACAAATCTTCTAAGGAGGACTAAGGTCACGACAACCGATTACTAGCTTGCTGGGAATCCAGCGTGAACCGTAAGAGACATCAGGCCCGTAGAAAGGCATCGATCAAGTGAAGCTAAGAACTTCAACGTTATTTCGGGAAAAAGCGGCGTTCGTAAGACGAGATCGATAGACTCACCTAGTCGGTGAGGCGAGCAATAAAAAAAGTTCAATCGGATTTTGGCGGTAAATATTTATTCAAGTCATTAGCTAGGCTCTACGAAATAGGGTCGAAAGCCTACGAAATAGGTTGCGAAGAACTGATTTGGCTTGAATAATGTCGTTTATGATCTAATATAAATACATATTAGAGATGGATTCCTTTTCCAGCGTTGGTTGCATGTCAAAACTTAATAAATCAAATCTCGGTTCTCGTACAATCCTTGGATTGTCTGGCGTAGCCAGTAGTGGAAAGGATACGTTCTTCTCTCTGCTATCGCAGAAACTACCGTTCGAAAGATTCGCCCTAGCAGATGAATTGAAAATTCTTCTAAGGGAAGACCTTATTAAAAAATACAATGTTGACATTTTGAATTGTACGCGAGAAGAGAAGGACTTGGTTAGAAACGATCTCGTTCTTTTTGCGAAGCAAAAGAGATTGGAATCGTATGGAAAGTTTTGGACAGATATTATAACTAAGAAGATCTTGGAATCTAAGTCTCAATACATTTGCATAACCGATATACGTCATAACTATTTTTCTAAAGATGAAGTATTTTGGTTGAAGCACGTTTTAAAAGGTCGCTTGATTGATGTTTCATGTTATAATCCAAAAAATGGCGTAAAAGTTCAGCCACCAAACGAAGAAGAATCGTTTCATTATCCTAAAGTTAGAGAAGATGCTGATTACTATGTAATTTGGCCCAAAGTTTCTGATATTAAAGTGCTTGACTTATTTGTAAATCAGTGCATCCTTGATTTACATTTAAAATGAAAAACTTAAATAAGTTATCAGACGTAGAGTTAATCAAGCTAATAAACGAAGAAACTTGCAACGATGCATTTTGCGAACTGGTTTCAAGGCACGAAAACTTGTATTATAAAGTGTGTCATGGATATATGAACGGACTAAAGAGATCAGGAGTATCAAGTGAAGATATTTTATCTGATAAGATGTTCGTATTTTATAATTCATTGTCTTCTTTCGACGCTGATAAAAATGTTAAGTTTTCTACTTGGCTCGCGAACCAAGCTAGATTCCATTGCCTGAACAGGATTTCGAACACGAAAAACAAATTCTTTGTTGACAATGAGGAAATTTCCCCTATCATAGATTCTGAAATCTCAATGGAGGCTTATCGAAAAAAGCCTGTTAAAGTAAATTTAGAAAATATTTTAACTGCATTTTCAGATGTCTCTGACGATAGAATTTCATACGTTTTCAAGAGGAAGTATTCTGATTATAAAGTGAAGTGGAAAAACATTGCGGAAGAACTCGGAGTTACAACGCAAACAGTTTTGAATCTTCACAAAAAAGGAATAAGTCTTCTTAAAAGAAAGATAAAGAACCGTAAATTAGAAATATATGAGTGATACAAACGCAAACGATACAGCTAATAAGTCTAAACGCGAAGAACTCGGCGCTCTATGGAAACGCCAAGGTAAGAACCAGACATACTTGACTGGTTACATTAACAAGGCAAATGGCGAGAAGGTAAAGATTGTAGTCTTCTCTTCTAAAGATAAGAAGTCTGAAAATCAACCTGATTTTCGAATCTATGAGTCGCTTCCTATGGAAGGACGACCTGCAACCGCAACAACAAGCGCACCTCAAAAGGCGGCTCCAACAGCAAAGGCTCCAGCTTATGGAAATAAGCCATCCGTAAAGAAGACTTATGCTGTTCAGGAAGATGATGACGGACTCCTGTAATGGATTTCGCTCTTAACATCCCAATTAATCCAGTCTCCTTCGGTCAAGTATCTCTAGCAATTCTTAGAGAGATCTACCGAAGGGGGCTGGCCCCTTCTTTACTTCCAATTGGAAACGTCAACGTTTCTTCTTGTGAAGATGATCCACAGTTTTTAGAATGGATCAATAAATGTATTTCTAAATATAAGGAATCTCATACAAGAGATATTCCCGTAATTAAACTTTGGCATCTTAATGGAAGTCATGAATCTATATCTAAAAAGCAGATATTGATTTCATTCTATGAATTAGACTCTCCAACTACCTACGAGAAAAATGTCGCTAAAGGAAATATAACTGTCTTTACAAATAAATACACTAAAGAAGTTTTCGACAATCATGGCGTAGAAACTCATTTCGTTCCTCTTGGATTTGATACAAATACTTTTTCAAATCTAAACAAGACGTTTTTTGATGATGGAAGAATTACTTTTAATGTTTGCGGAAAAATCGAACGCAGAAAGAATCAAGTTAGAGTAATTAAGAGTTGGGTTAAAAAGTTTGGTAATAATAAAAAATACTCACTTCAATCTTGCTGCTATAATTCTTTTATTTCTAAAGAGTTAAATGCTAAAATCATAAATGACGCACTTGAAGGAAATAGATATTTTAATTATAACAACATTGAATGGATAGAAAAGAATAAGACTTACAATGAATTTCTTAATTCTGCCGATGTAGTTATTGGCATGTCTAGCGGCGAAGGATGGTCTATTCCTGAATTCTCTTCTGTCGCGATTGGAAAACATGCTGTTATATTAAATGCTCATGCTCATTCAACTTGGGCAAATGAAAAGAACTCGGTATTAATTAATCCTAGTAAAGATAAGATTGATTGCTACGATAATCTATTCTTCAAGAAAGGAATAGAAATAAATCAAGGTCAATATTTTAATTATAATGAAGATGAATTTATTGCTGGTTGCGAAGAGGTAATTAAAAGAGTAGAAAAAAACAGAGTAAATGAAGAAGGATTAAAGCTCCAAACTGAATTTACTTATGAAAAAACAGTAGATCAACTTTTAGCATTAATTTAATATGCCTATTTATTTATTTAAAAATCCTAAAACAGGCAAGATTAAAGAAATTCTTCAGAGAATGAGTGAGAATCATGTTTATTCTGAAGAAGGAGTTGATTGGGAAAGAATTTTTACTATTCCACAAGCTTCAATAGACACTCATATCGACGCTTTTAGTGAAACAGGATTTAGAGATAAAACTTCTAATAAAAAAGAAACTCTTGGAGATTTGATGGATAGATCAAAAGAGCTTTCTGAAAAACGCAAGGATATCGCTGGAGAAGATCCTGTACAAAAGAAGTTCTTCGAAGATTACAGTAAAACTCGTAAAGGCAAGAAGCACCCTAAAGATCCTTCTCGCGAAGTCAAATATAATAAAAAAATGTTCTCAATCGAATGAAAATTTTATTAACTGGAATACTAGGTCAAGACGGCGCAAATATGGCGGAATATTTGCTAAAGAATACTGACGCTAAAATTTATGGCATGATTCGGAGGACATCAAATCCGAATCTAGTTAACTGTAAATCTTTTATTCATAATCCTAGAGTAGATTTAGTTTATGGAGATTTGTGCGACAGTGTAAGTGTTCCAAGTTTAGTTCAAGATATTAAGCCTGATTATTTTATTAATTTTGGCGCACAAAGTTTTGTTGGTTGTAGTTGGGATATTCCTCTTCAAACATTTGATATTAACGCTACTGGAGTTGCTAGATGCCTTGAAGCGATTCGTCAATATCATCCAAAGTGCAGATTTTATTCTGCTGGAAGCAGCGAAGAATTTGGCGACGTTGTTTACTCTCCACAAGACGAGAAACACCCAATGAGGGCAAGAAGTCCGTATGGAGCATCTAAAGTTGCTGCTCATCAACTAGTAAAAGTATATCGTGAATCGTATAATTTATATGCTGTTCATGGCATTTTATTTAATCACGAAGGAACCAAGCGCGGCCCTGAGTTTGTAACCAGAAAGATTTCTCTAGGCGTTGCGCGAATTCATAACGCAATTAAAAATAATCAGCCTTTTGCTCCGATTGAATTAGGAAATTTAGATTCGAAAAGAGACTGGTCAGATTCAGAAGACTTTGTTGATGGCGTATGGAAGATGTTAAATCAAAAAACTCCTAAAGATTACGTTCTTTCATCTAATGAAACTCATACAATCAAAGAATTTGTAAATCTTGCTTTCGTTTATGCTGATATTCCTTGCGCTTGGCATGGAGAAGGCGAACATAAAGAATTAAGTATTCAAACTAATTTATTGTCTCTTGGAGAAGCTCAGTCTTCTGTTTTAGTTAAAATTAACCCTAAATTCTATAGACCAGCGGAAGTAGAAATTCTACTTGGAAATTCAGATCTCGCAAGAAGAGAATTAGGTTGGAAGCCAAAGGTTTCTTTTGACAAGCTCGTAGAAAAAATGGTAAAGTTTGATATTGACAATTTCCAAAAGTCAGTGTAATATATAACCCATTATTATGAGTGAATTAATTTTAACTGAAAGTTTTGTATCTAAATATAAAAATAAACAACCCAACTGGGGTTTTAATGGTCTAGGTTATATCGTTTATAAGCGTACTTATGCGCGTCTAAAGGATAACGGCAAGACAGAGGAATGGTATGAGACCGTTCAACGATGCATTGAAGGCGCACAAAAGATTGGCGCTCAATACACTCCAGAAGAAGCAGAACGTATTTATGATTACGTTTTTAATTTAAAGTGCAACTTTGCTGGCCGAATGCTTTGGCAGCTTGGCACTTCTACCGTAGATCGCTTTGGCGCAAATTCTCTTCTCAATTGCTGGGCAACAGCAATGCGCGAGCCAAAGGCATTTCTTTTCTTGTTTGAAAATCTAATGCTTGGCGGCGGAGTTGGTTACAGCATTCGCCGCGAAGATGTACACGAACTTCCCAAGATTAAGAAAGGTGTAAATGTCATTCATGAAGCAACTAAAGACGCTGATTATATTGTTCCAGATAAACGCGAAGGTTGGGTTAATCTACTTTCGAAGGTATTGGACGCTTTTTACGTCACAGGTAAATCGTTTTCTTACTCGACTATCCTCATCAGAGGATACGGAGAGCCAATCAAGGGTTTTGGCGGAAAGGCTAGTGGCCCACAAATCCTTATTGACGGAATCGATAAAATCACAAAAATCTTTCAGTCAAGAGAAAACAAGAAACTTCGTTCAATTGACGTTCTTGATATCTGCAACATTATTGGCAGCGTTGTTGTTGCTGGCAATGTTCGTCGAAGTGCTGAAATCGCTCTAGGTGATCCTGACGATATTCTTTATCTTCGCGCCAAGAACTGGGGTTCTGGTAACGTTCCAAATTGGCGAGCAATGAGTAACAATACTATCTACGCAGATAGCTACGATCATGTGCTTGAAGAACTTTGGAAGAATGGATATGAAATCAACAAGGATTCTGGCTATGCAAATGGCGAGCCTTATGGTTTCTTTAATCTACCTCTATCCCAAAAGTTTGGGCGAATTAAGGATGGTCCTATTTCAGACAATTCAATGTATCCAACAGATGCAGATAATTGCGAAATGACCAATCCTTGCGCCGAAATTAGTCTTTCTAATTACGAGTGCTGCAATCTTTCTGAACTTTATCTAAATAACATTACTTCGAAAGAAGAGCTAATCGACTGCACAAAGCTTCTTTATAAGACTCAAAAGGCTATCGCTGCTCTTCCATTCATTCATGAAGAAACTAATAAAATTGTTCACAAGAACATGCGGCTTGGTCTTGGTGTTACTGGCGTTTGTCAGTCTCTTGATAAGCTTGATTGGCTTGACGATTGTTATATCGCTTTGCGTGATTTTGACAAGTCTTGGAGCAAGCTTCGCGGCTGGCCCGAAAGCATTAAACTCACGACTATCAAGCCTTCTGGTACGTTGAGTCTTCTAGGAGGAGCAACTCCCGGCGTTCATCCAGCGTTCAGCAAGTATTACATGCGTACTGTTCGTATGTCTAGTTCTGACGCTCTCGTTCAAACATGCAAAGACATGGGATATCACGTTGAATTCCTTGTAAACTTTGATGGTACTGAAAATCGTGATACTGTTGTAGTCTACTTCCCGTGCAAAACTCCTGAAGGATCTATTCTTACAAAGGATATGGACGTATTGAAGCAGTTGGATATGGTAAAGAAGCTTCAAACAATTTGGTCTGACAACGCTGTTTCTGTAACTGCTTATTACAAGCCTGAAGAACTTGAGTCTCTAAAGACTTGGCTAAAAGATAATTACGAGCATAACGTTAAGAGTGTTAGCTTCCTTCTATTCAAGGATCACGGCTTCAAGCAAGCTCCATATCAAGAAATTGACGAAGCCACATATCTTGCTGCAAGCAGCAAGGTCAAGCCTTTGTCAAATATGACCATCAATAGCAATGAAATGCTAGATATGGCAGAATGCTCTTCTGGTGCATGTCCAATCAGGTAAATAGTATATTAATATCTGGCGGAATTGGAGACTTTCTGCAATGTCTTGACGTTGCAGTTTGTCTTCCTTCTTCTTTCAAAGTTATTGTAATGACTCACTTTAAAGGCGCGGAAAAGTTCTTTGCGCCTTTTTGTGATACTAAAAATTATGAATTTATTTACTTCGATGATTTATCTTCTTATTCAGAAGCTTCTTCTTCTTTAAATAAATCTAATTTAACTATTTGCCCAAGAACAAAGTTTATGGAGACTGCATTTCCTTACGAGGTGCAGTCTCCTTTTGATAACGATAACGAAATAATTGGAATACATCCATTTGGCAGTGGATTTGCTAAAAACGCATACAACCAGCTTAATTTTCCTGAAAAAAGAATTTCTAAAGAATGCGTTGAGAAAATAATAAAGCCTAATAAAAATTATTTAATTTTTGGCAGCGAGAAAGAAGTTTTAGAGTTTGACAATCTCAAAGAGTTGCCTAATGTATGCCTTGTAGCTCACCCTGATATTTGGGTTAGCTTAAGTCATATTCAGCTTTGTAAAAAAGTAATTGCTGTTGACAGTTCAATTAAAACAATGGCTCTAGTTAAAAAAATACCTACTTATTTAATTGTAGGAGATTTTCCTGATGAAACTAGAGATAAATTTTTCATTAATCCTTACTTAGACTCAGAATATTTGCAAGTTTTCTGGACTAAAGATCCTAAAAAGAATGACAAAGAAATTATTGAATTCATCGAAAAAGAAGTATACAAAAACAGTTAATGGCGAAGAAATAATCTTTCAAAGCTTCGCGACTTATTTAATTGATTTATTTATAGCTGATAAAAAAACTATTAATTATCCAAGAGAGATGAAGATAGCAAACACTCTTGGTAAAATATGTTTAGATCAAAAGTTCTGGGAATCTCTTCCCAATGATAAAGTATCTTCTTTAAGCTTCTTTATAAAGAAGGAAAATCAAGATATAATAAAGTATCAGCATGATCTGTTCGTTAAAAATGAATGGGCAGAATTTGTGAAAACTAAGAAAAAGACTCTTGACTTCTCAAAGCAAGATGTCATACTCTCTGAAACTAAAGTAGGCGAAGATATTAAAATAAAGAAGCCTATTTTATCATTAAAAGATTTTATTAATTATGGCTAGACCTCCAAAAAACCAAGACACAAATACAGTAGCTTCAAAGCTTTCATCACTAGATAAGTATCTAAAAGATAATTCAGAACACCATTTTGCTTTCGATAATCCTGTTGAATATACAGTTAGCAGCGGAAGCTTGGTTCTTGATATGGAAATGGGCGGCGGAATTCGCCCCGGTGTTGTTCGTTCTACAGGTATTACAGAAGGCGGCAAAACATCAAACGCTCTTGCTTTCGCTAGAAACTTTCAGAAGGTTCATCCTGACAATGGCGTTGTAGTTTATATCAAGGCTGAAGGGCGACTTTCTAAAGAAATCATTTCGCGATCTGGTGTTGATACTGATCCCAAGCGATGGAAAGTTATTCCTACGAATGATTTTGAATTCGTAATTGATATGATCAGAGATGTTACCAAGCTAAATCCTGATGATCATTATTACATGTTCGTCATTGATTCTCTTGATTCTCTCGTTCCAAGAAATGACATGGCAAAGGGCGCAAGTGAAGCTGATCGAACTGCTGGTGGCGCACTTCTTACATCAAACTTCTTGAGGAAGATGGCTAATTATTTCTCTACCAAGGGGCATATCTGTTTCTTGATTTCTCAAGTCCGTTCCACCATTAAGATTAATCCTTACGAAAAGGGCGATCCAAAGGTTACGAACGCAAGTGGTGGAAATGCCGCTCTACATTATTCTGATTGGATTCTTGAATTCCAACAGCGTTTTCAAAAGGATATTATCTTTGGCGGACCTGATAACAAGACTCCAATTGGACATTGGTGTAAGATCATGTTCCGAAAGACTCCTAATGAAAAGACTGGAGTAGAAGTTAAATATCCAATTAAATATGGTCGCGATAATGGCAATAGTATTTGGATAGAATATGAAGTTATCGAACAGTTGAAAGCTTGGGAAATGATCGAAGCTAAGACCGCTTGGATTACTGTATGCGATGATCTATTGAAGGAGCTTACTGAAAATGGATTTACTGTTCCTAAGCAGATTCAAGGAATGGATAATTTCCGCAAGCTTCTTGAAGAAGATCAAAAGCTAACTTCTTATCTATTTGAAAAATTTATCCGAGTTTTCAAGAAATGAGATTATTTTCATTATCAGGAAAACTTGTCAGCAAGAATGTCAGCAAATATAGAATAGATTGGGATAAAAAATCTCGGTCAAATATTCAATTTGAAGTTAAACAATTTTTGCTTCAACACTGGGAAAATCATATCGTTTACGAAGAATTCCCCGTATATGGAAGCAGAATGAAGGTTGACTTTCTCAACGCGACTCGTAAGATAGCCGTAGAGGTGAATGGCGCACAACATACCTCTTTTAATAAATTCTTTCATCAAAACTCTCGCGCAAAATATCTTTCGTCTATCCGTAGAGATTATGAAAAATATGAATGGCTTATGAAAAACAATTATAAATTCATTGAGCTTGAGCAAGGAGATATGAAAGAGCTTTCAGCAGATTTTATTTTTCAGAAATTCGGTATTGAAATATGACAATTTACTCATTACAAGTAGAAAAACACGTTATTGCTGGCATCTTCAAGAATAAAGACATTCTTTGCGAGCTTGTAAACTTTGTATCAGAAAAAGACTTCTACAACGAAGTTCACTCAACAATCTTTCTTGTTTGTAAGAATTTATATCTAAACAAACAGGAAATCGATAAAGTTCTTGTAGCTCAAAAAATCAAAGACCTTGGAGTCTCTTTTAAGGATGAAGTTAATATATTTGATTATGTAGAAAGTATCACTTTCGCTCAATTAAATGAAAAAGCTACAATTGAAGCGGCGAAAGAATTAATTAAACTTCGCGTTCGTCGAGAAATGTATCATACAGGAGTTAAGATACAAAATACCGCTCAAAAACTAGGCGACGAATCTTTAAATGATTTTATCCTTAGTTGTGATAAAATCTACGCAGATAAAGTATCTAGCATTGAAATAGATGAAAAGCCATGCAATCTGTTTGAAACTATTGCTGAGAAAGTAGAAGAACGTGGCAATAATATCAAAGACGATACTGGATTAGTAACTCCTTATCCAGAATTCAATCGTCTGTATG